AGTCCATTTTAGTTGCTTCAGACCTGGATGTTCTCCCTGATCGTTGGGATGCGATGGATGCCGCTACAAAGACAGCTTGGTCTATCTATCGTCAAGCATTACGTGATCTTCCAGCAACAACGGCTGATCCCTCCAATCCAACGTGGCCAGAGGAGCCTAGTTAAATGACTTCAACATTAAATACTGACGTAATACAATCAAAATCAACCGATGGCGATTTGACGATACAGGGGTCTGGAACTGGTGTTCCTAATCTCGAAGCTGGCTTTAAAGTTGGTGGAACCGCAGGTGTCCCTGTCTCTGCTCTGCGCGCAGGGACCGATGGCGAGCTAATTACCTGGGCCGCCGACGCAACTGCCACGACAGTGGCTGTTGGAACAGCTACTCATGTACTCACTTCGAATGGCGCTGGTTCTGCGCCTACATTTCAAGCCGCTGCTGGCGGGGGTGGGCTGAAATCGGTTCAAGTTTTCACTAGTAGTGGGACTTGGACGAAACCTACCGATATCGGTAGCGTCCGAGTCCAATTGGTTGCCGGTGGTGCTGCCGGTAATCACTCTGGATATGGCGGCGGCGCAGGTGGATATTCTGAGAAGTTTATCGACGTTTCCTCTATCTCTAGTGTCACCGTGACGGTAGCGGCGGCTGTTGCCGGGAATACCGCTGGCAACTCCTCTTCGTTTGGAACGCACCTATCAGCCACGGGTGGGTTTAAAGGTGGAGCAGGTGCTTTCGGAGGACTGGGTGGAGTTGGCACTGGTGGCGATATCAACACATACGGCGGCGGCGGCGGCTACCACGATGGTGCTGCTTCAAGTTCGGGCGGCTCGTCGTACTTTGGCGGTGGTCAGCAAGGGCGTAGTGCCACCTTCGGGACTGACACGGCTGCTCACTTAGCGTATGGCGGTGGCGGCATCGGAGTTTATAACGGGTACACACAAGGCGGTAATTCCGTTGGTGGGTTGGTCGTCGTTTGGGAATACGAATAGGTAGGAGTTTTTAGAATGCCGCATATTTTAGTTACAGTTGCAACGAACAGGGTCGAGCAAGTCGCCGACGCCACTTTTGAAGTTCATCCAAACTTGGCTTGGCACTCAGTGGAAAATGCAGACGTTAAAAGCGGATGGCAATACAATCCGGGGGACAACACGGTTACGGACTCGTCTGCGGCTTGGTTGGCGTCACCCTCAGGTCAGCGCGCAACAATGGCTGAGAACAGGAAGAGCGCCTACGGTCCAATTGGCGATCAATTGGATGCGATCTTTCGGGACTTGAGAGACGGGACGACAGTCTATGTTGATCACATAACCAAGGTGAAGGCTGACAACCCTCGCGTCGATATTGTTGATCCGGGTGATCGGGATAGAGTTCTGACTTCAGAGTAGACATGCCAGATTTTACCCGAAAATTTTCGATACCACATTGGGATAACTATTCCGATGACGATATTTTCTATCGCTTGTTTAAAAACTCAGCCAAAGAATACAAGGACGAAATTCGCGACATATTTTTTGGCGGGGAATTTCATTATGAGTATAAGGGTGAGCAAAAGAAGTATGGCGATGTAATGGGAGTCAGCCCCTCTCCCATTCAGTTAGATAACCTATTCAAAATCCAAGATGAGTTTGGCACAGAAATTTCACTCACCCTAAATACCCTGGATATGGGCAAGGAATTGGCATCTGACGCGAACGTCATAAATCAGATGCTAGAATTTATACGGGGATATTATGAGCGGGGTCTTAGGGTTTGCACAATTAGCTCGACTCATCTGATGAGGACTGGGGCTTTACAGGAAGCATTCCCAGATATGAACTGGAAAAACACAGTCAACCATCTGGTGAAATCTACCCAAGAGGTCTATGACTACGCAGCCTTGGGATACACGACAATATTATTGGATCGCTCTCTGAATCGAGACATCGATTTATTGAAAGAAATCCGCCAAGAGACGAAAAAGCTAAAGATTGAAACATCACTGTTAGCATCTGAGTCCTGTATGCCGAGCTGCCCCTTCAAACAGGAGCATGATCTTTGGCAAGCACCATTGCAGCAATCAGAATCAAATTATTGGCAGACTTTTCCGACGACCTGTGTGCGCTGGCGCACCCCATATACAGAACAGTTGCCCCGGCTTGGCATTAATATCTCGATGGCAACCAAAGAAATTGTTGATGAATTTTCTGAAAATGTAGATGTGTTTAAATTCAGCGGCAGGCTGGGGCAGTCGCAGGGGATCGATCCCGATGGCCGAATGTGCTGGTCCGGCATCGAAAAGGGAAACAGAAAAATCGACCTGGAAAGTGGCAAATTACTTGACGCTTTTGAGTATGCAGATTCATTTCAAGAGATATATGAGAAAAGTCTTTCACCATATTTAGTGGATCGATGGGCACCGCAAGGCTGGACAAATTTAGCACAGACCCAGCAACACAGCGCCGAAGATATTTCATCGATCTGGAACACCAAGAAGGGCCAAGGTCTGAGCAAGATTTTGTCTAAGTGTAAAAACAGGTGTTGGGACTGTCACGCTTGCGAAAAAGTATTCGGCGTCGAGGCGTTCAATTCGACGTTGGAGCTGTAAATTATTATGTAGGGGAACCCTTATGAAAAACTTTCTAATCAGGGCGGCATTGGCCGCCTTTTTTATTGTCGCGTCAGCGGGCGCAGCAGTCGCGGACCAGTCTGCCAAAGTGCGGCACGAACAGATGATTTACCCTGTGGTGCTGGTTCAGTCTGGGCATGGCTCGGGCTCCGGCACGGTCATCTTCTCCGAGCGGCATGACGGCGAGGTTCACACGTATATCCTGACCAACCATCACGTCGTCGCTAACTCGATAAAGGTCTCGAAGCTCTGGTGCAGCGGGCCGCCAAAGTGTAACGAGCCTGGAAAAATCGATATCGAGAGGCGCGAGACGGTCCAGGCCATCTGGTTTGAGTACAACGATCTCAGCAGGAACATCGGCACGCGCGGTCAGAAGGCAGACATCGTGGCCTATAGCCCCCTCCGCGATCTGGCTCTTTTAAGAACCCGAAACAAAGAGACCGAAGTCCAGTACGTCGCGGCGATCATGCCGGAAGATGCGCCCACTTATCTGGGCGATCGCATTCAATGCGTCGGTGCCGGCCTCGGCAACCCGCCCTTCCTTACCTCGGGTGAAGTGGGCTTCCTCGACGCCGAGATCAAAGGCGAGGATAGCCGTTACGCGCTGATTTCCTGCCCGATAATTTTTGGCAACAGCGGCGGGGCCGCCTTCCGCTGGAGCGACGCGCGGCAGCAGTACGAGCTGCAATCGATACCGTCAAAGGTATCGGCGACCTGGGCGACCGGCCCGGTCACGCATATGGCCTGGGGGATCACGATGGAAACCGCAAGAAAATTCTTCAGAGAGCATGAGCTTGGTTGGGTCATTGGTGACCCTAAGATTATCAAAACAGATGAAGGAGAAAACTAATGCAGTGGATTATTTTAAGAGCGAAAGAGCGTTCAACTTGGATGGGCTTATTCTCAGTGGTCGGCGCGATCGGCATCGGCGTCTCGCCAGAGAATAAAGAGATAATTATCTCCGCAGCCATCGCCGTCGTCGCGGCTATCGCCGCGCTGACGAAAGATAAAGCGCCGGTGGAATGAATGCCGCTGCTCGCCATTTTCAAATTACTGGGCGGCGTACTCAAGCTGCTGCCGATGGTCGGCGCTTATTTCGCAGGGAGGGCGCATGTTTCGTCTAAAATTTCTAAACGCACCGCCAGAGCGAAGGCTCGTCAGGCTGAGCTTGCTGCTCGGCCTCGCCGCGATGCTCGTGATCTCGTTGGGCGCATGCGGGACGGCGACGGGCAGTGACCCCGACATCTGCCCGCCGTTCCCAGTAGCTGGCAGCGAGGTCGCCGATGAGATCGAGGCCCGGATGTTTCCTAGTCATGATTATCCAGCCTTTTGGCACTGGATCGATCGGCTGGACGTACTGCATGAACAGCTAAAGGACTGCTGATGCGAAGAGATGAAATTACAGAGGCAGAGTTGCGCGAGGTGGCTGAGCTGAACGATCGGCACGAGGGAAATATCTCGCAAATCTCAAAAGAGACAGGCTTCGCTCGATCGACCGTGCGGCGGCGGCTCGACAAGGCCAAGCTCGCCGGCTTGGTGGATCACACAAGAGAGCCCATCTACGACAGCCCTGATCTGCCAAGCGATGAGATGGACACCGAGGCGCTCGTCGATCATATCACCCGGCGAGCGGAGACCGCGCAGGCGGCAGCCGATTCACGCGACTGGGTGCCGATTAAGATTAAAATCCCTGGCCCAGTTGGCATCGTTTGGATGGGCGACCCACACATCGATGACGTGCCGGGCTGTGACTGGCCGACGTTGCGGCGGCATATAGAGACGGTTCAGAGTAACCCGGCGATGATCGTCGCCTGCCTGGGCGACGTTTCAAATAACTGGGTTGGCAAGCTCCAACACCTGTGGGCTGCGACCGAAGTCTCTGACCGCCAGCAATGGCAGCTGGTGGAATGGCTGTTCGATCAGCTTCGCGGAAAGCTCGCCCTACTAGTAAAGGGCAACCATGATCTGTGGTCAGGTGCCGGCGATCCGCTTAACTATATAAAAGCAGCATCGACATACAGCGCGGAGTGGGCCGCCAGGGTCGAGTTCCGGTTTCCGAAAGGCGAGCCGTTCAAAGTATGGGCGGCACACGATATGCCAGGACATAGCCAGTATTGGCCGCTGCACGCTCAGCAGAAGAGGGCGAAGTTCACCGGCTATGTCGCCGACCTGCTGATCAGCGGACACCGGCATACCTGGGGATGGGCAAAGTTCGAGGACGACTTTTCTAATCGGGTCTATCACGTTGCTCGAGCCAAGGGTTATAAGCAGCTCGATGACTATGCCGTCCGGCTCGGCCACGGCAGCCAAAAATACGGGCATTCGATTGTCAGTGTCTACGACCCGCTCGCGCCGCCAAACTCCAGGGTGCTGTTGTTTGACGATGTCGAGCTGGCCAGCGACTGGCTCGACTTCCGGCGGGCGGCCTATGCTGAACCCTAAACAATTCGTTGAGGAGATCATCCGGCCAACCATGATGTTTCTGGAGGGCCGCGACACCAGCCAAGTAAAGTGGGGAGGGCAGGCAGCGGAGGAGCTGATGCTCGGCACCGCTCTGGTTGAGAGCGACCTCACCTACCTGCGCCAGCTCGGCGGTCCGGCGCTCGGCATCTACCAGATGGAGCCGGCGACGGCGAAGGACATACTCGAGAATTACGTTGGCTATCG